TCTACCACCACGGGCCATGTGATATACACTTGCGGCTGGAGGATGTAGCTTACGACCAAAGGTCCCGGTAATCTGCTTGTAGGATGCAACGCGGAGTTCATCTAATCGCTATCGGAGAGGCTCTACTGAGATGAAGATTCTTCACTGGCTTGTCTATCTTCCACTCTCGCTCCTCATGGACGCGGCTGCGTTCTTGGCTGCGCCGTTCGCCGCCCTGGCGCGCAAGGACGGCAGTTTGCCCCGCTGGGCACGATGGTTCGAGACGGAGGACAATGACTGCTATGGCGACGAGGGGCACTGGGCGCGCTGGTTTCCTGAGGGCCGGCCTCTCACTAGAGAACTCGACGCCAGCCTGAAGGGGTACATTGCCGCCGTGGCGTGGCTCTGGCGCAACCGGGCCTACTACTTCAACCGCCACGTGATCGGAGCGAAAGTGACCCCGACCACCCCCGTGCTGGTGACCGGGAACGAGCTGGTGAGCAACCGGCCGTACGTTCCCGGTGTCGTGCTGCGGCGAACCCCGGATGGCTACTGGCAGCTGTACGTCATCAAAGGCTGGGGCAAGAATCGGCTGGTGCGTATCAATCTTGGGTGGAAACTGTGGGGTGATCCGAAACACCCCAACTTCGGGCAATTCGTGTGTTCGGTGAACCCGTGGGCGAAGCGGGGATAATCTTGCGCAGCAAGCAACCGGATGACGTGGCGGGTCAAAGTGAATGAGGCGGGTCGCAAAATGAACTGGAGAGAAAGCCCTGAAGGGTTTCTTGCCTTCCTTGCTGCTATCGGCGCGGCTATCGGGCTCGGCAAGCTGCTCGTGGAGGACAAGCCGTTCACGTTGCGAATCGCCGTCGGGCGGGCGCTTGTGTCAGGCGGCCTAGGTGCATCAGCCGGCCTTGTTCTTGCTGCGTACCCTGATGCGTCACCTGTGCTGATGTACGGCTTAGCCGCTGCGCTCGCGTCGATGGGCACCAGCCTCCTCGAACTCGCTGTGGTTCGGTTCGTAGCCAAGGAAAAATAGCAGATGGCTTCCGCCACCTATCTAGAGATCGTCAACAAGGTGCTCGTGCGGCTTCGCGAGGACACGGTCAGCACGGTATCCGAGAACAAATACTCTCGGCTGATCGGTGCGCTCGTGAATCGCGTCAAGACCGAGCTGGAGGATGCGTGGCGCTGGCACGCGCTGCGCGACACGTACCTCGTAACGTGCGTGCCGGGCACCGCTACGTACGTGTTGACTGGTAGCGGCCCGGACGCAGTGGTGCTCGACGCTTACAACACCTCGACGCAGAGACGCATGCGGCAGTCGACGGTGCGCAAAATGAACGACAGTTTCTTCGGCACGCAGACCCCGACCAGTGGCCGCCCGAGCGAGTATATCCCTGCCGGCCTCAACGTGAACTTCGATCTGTCGATTGACCTGTGGCCCGTGCCGACGCACGCTGACGAGCTGAAGTTCAACCTGTACCTGCCGCAGGCCGAGTTGACGCTCGATACCGACGTGCCTCGCGTCCCCATCGTGCCGCTGGTAGAGGGTGCTATCGCTCGCGCAATTGCCGAGCGTGGCGATGACGGCGGCGTCGTGGTGCAGTCGCAGGAAGCTTTGTTCCGCGAGCTGCTTGCCTCCGCCGTGTCACGGGACGCCGCCAAGGACGAAACCGAACTGAACTGGGACGCGACGTAACATGGGCCAGATTCGGACAGCGCCGCTCAAGCTGCCCGGTTCCTTCGGCGCGAACACGCGAGAGGAGATCGCCAACGACCAACTCTTTCGTTTCGCCAGCGTCGCAAGTAACGGGGTAATCGATTCGACCGGCCGCTTGGTTGCGCGCAAGGATTTTAATCGGCAGACGTCCGGCTTTACCGGCACCGTCGAGCAGTTGTACGCGCACCGCAAGGCCAACAACACCGACGATTACTACTCGGTTTGCGCCGGCAAAGTGTACACAGGTGTAACGACGATGACTGAGCGTTACAGTTGGGCTGGCACGTCCACGGTTCTGAACAGCCCGCAGTTCGCGTCGCTGACGAACAAGGTGTACGGGTTCCAGGCTGGTATCCCGCCGTTCTGCCTGAACGACAGCACCTATGCGTCGGAGACGATCACCGGGCCGACGGTAGCATGGACGAGCCCCAACTGCGTCATCGCGGCGTACGGCCGCCTCTGGGTCGCGGACGACGCGGCGGGCAACAACCGCTACACGATCTGGTGGTCGAACCTGCTCGACGGGAAGGTGTTCAACGCCGGCGACGCCGGCAGCCTGAACCTGCAGTCTGTGTGGCCGCGCGGGCAGGACTCGGTTGTTGCGCTGGCCGCAGCGTTCGGCCGGTTGATCGTGTTCGGTCGCAACACGATCCTGATGTACACGCTGCCCGCGGACAACAACCCGGCAGACATGACGCTCACTGACGTCGTTTCGAACACAGGATGTATCGCGCGCGACAGCGTGGTCGTCACGGACGACGGCGTGTACTTTCTGAGCGACAACGGCATTAAGCGCGTCGACCGGCTCGCAAACGTCACCTCGTTGATTACGCTGCCGGTCATAAGCAAGCTGATCAACGAGGACGTGGTGGCGACGTACGCCGGCGAGACCCTGACGAAGGTGCGCGCCGGGTACTACCCGAAGGAAGGTTGGTATGTGCTGAACGCGCCGACGGCCAATCTGTGTTACGTCGCCGCCACGAGACAGGTGGTCCCGCAGCTTGAGGTGCCGGCGTTCACGACCTGGACCAACGTCGGGATGCCCTTCCGTGCGTTCGCGTACAGCAAGGACGGCGACTTCTACTGTGCGGGCACGAATGGGGTGTTCAAGTACAACTCGTTCACGCCGGACGGCGCGAACAGCGCCTACAACTTCGAGTATATGACGCAGTGGCTTGACTTCGGGGACGAGTCGCGGCTGAAGCACTTCAAGTATGTGACCCTGGCGTTGAAAGCGGCCAGCGGGCAGACCGGCACGTTCCGTCAGCGCGCCGACTACGTGGACGACGACACCAGCGCGACGGCGTTCACGTGCGACGCGGTGGAGTTCAGCGAAAACCCCGGCCTCGGAGAGGTGAAGATTCACATTGGCCGGTCGAACAACGTAGCGAAGTTCGGGTTCTCGATGCCGATAAACGGCAATGGGGTAGAGCTGCACGCGCTGAAGGCGGCGGCGACCATCGGCAAGACCTCGTTCAGATAGGAGTTACCTGTGTCCCTCGACATCATACTGCCAGAAGAACCCCGTTCGCCTTCGGCATCCTCGCTGCCCGCCGGTCGAGTGTACATCGGGAAGGACGAGACCGGGCAGGACTACTGGCGGGACCATAACCATTCGCTGTACACGACTCCGGACGCACCTGCTTACGTCAATCCGTGGGAGGCGGCGCAGCGCACGCTCTACGATGCCTACGACGATCCATTCCTGCTGGAAGACCCGAGCATCGCGGCTGCGCGCAAAGTGGCCGAGCTGTACGGACTCGATCCGCAGACCGCGGCGGACTGGTTCCTGCAGGGGCAGACCTTGAACTACGCTTCGCCCACCTTCGGCGGCGCAACCGACATTGGCAACATGTTCCTGCGCGGCGGCTGGGGCATCGAGAACATGCTGCGCCAGAGCGGCAACTGGGACGATGCAACCGCTGGCGGCCTCGCGCAATGGGTCGACCAGGGCCAACAATACCTGAACGCCCAGCGCGAGAGGGACAAGCAGCAGTCCAAGGCGCGGCTCGGGCAGTTCATTGGGATGCTCGGCGGCCTTGCGTTGTCACCCTTCGCGTTCGGCGCCCAGCTCGGGCCGCTCGGCGGTGCGCTGGCGCGCGGCGCCACGAACGTAATCGGCTCGGCCATCGGTGGCGGGAATCCGCTGACGGCGCTCGCGGGCTCGGTGGCCGGCCCGCTGGGCGACTACGTTGATCTGCCGGGTATGTTCTCTGGGCTCGGTCCGATGGGCGCTAAGATGGCGGACGCAGCGGTGCGCGCCGTCGGCTCAGGTGCGCTGCAGCAGATCGCCTCTGGGCAGAAACTGGACCCGACGCGGCTTGCGATGGGCGCACTGCCCGGCGTCGTGGACGCCGGCTTCGACAGCATGGGTGGTTGGAGCGGCATCTTCGGTGTGTCGCCGCAAGAAGCAGGTTGGACGTCCGGCTACGATCTGCCGATGGGCAACATCGCGCCCGTCGCAGAGGCGTTCATGACGCCCGCGGCGAGATCGTTCGCCCCGGCGGCCGATCCGTTCACGCCGGCGATGTCGAGCAACTTCTTCGAAGACCCCAACCAGCAGGCGACTGTCATGCGGACCGCAGCGGACGATCTGTTCGTGCCGGCGAGGTCGAGCAACTTCTTCGAAGACCCCCACCTGCAGGCGACTGTCCTGCGGACGCCGGAGAACGAGTTTGCGTACGGACTGTTCAACAAGGAGTTCTCACCCGCCCCTGGCGCCAACAGCACTCCGTTCGTCCCGTTCATGTTCTACGAAGACGCTCCTGCGTTGAGCGACTTCGTCGGCCCGCCGCTAATCGATCCGAACGAGCGACTCGTGGACGAGCTGTTCCCGGCTCCCGCCGAACGGGCGACGAGCGAGAACTTGTTTACCCCGGACGAAGACGTGGCGACGCCGGCGCCGGCGCCGTCGCCGGCTAAGGGCGGCGAGTGGTACGACGCGCTCAAGCCGGGCGCGATCCTTCTCTTCGCCATGAGAATTGCGCCGATGTTCATGGACAGCGCAGAGACGGTGGAAGCCGACGCCATCGTCAACGGCGAGTACGCCAATGAAAACGCGCGGCGCCAAGCGTACTTGGACTACGCGAACCGGGTGTTCGGCTCCATCCCCGAAGTCGCGGACGCATATAAGCCTCGCTTCTTCTCCGAGAACTCAAACATGGGTCGGATAGAAATCGACCCGGAGACCGGCGAGGCTCGGTACGTGCTGTCGGACGAGGGGCGCGCAGCCGTAGACAGCATGTTGTCGGCCGCTGACGCGGCCATTAGCAGGCTGCTCGACACGGACGTCACGGCGCTGTCCGAGGCGGAGTTCGCGAAGAAGGTCGAGGCCCTGCGCGAAAAGCGCGAGGCTGATTTCTCCAAGCTGATGCGCCTGCTGTACGCGCGCGGCATGCTCGGAGTCGCGACCTACGGAGAGGCCGGCACGAACCTGATCACTGGTCGCACAGAGGCGTACGACCTCGCGGAAGGACAGGAGGCCAACCCGTACCTCGCCGCCTACCAGTCCGCCATAGAGCAGGAAAACGCCGCGCTGGCCGGCAAGTCGATGGACGACGCGCAGGACTACCTCGACTCGCTGCTCGGTCAGAGTTCGGATGCCGTTAAGCAGCTTGGGGCGCGCAGCAACAGTGTACTAGACGCGATCCTGGGGGCGAGGGGTCGGTACGGCGCGAATGTGGCGGCCGGACAGGCGCGCGGCAATGCTCTGGCGTCG